TTTGAGCGCAGAGATTACGGGACTGAGTTGAGTCTATGTCAGAGGTATTATTATAGAATAACTGCTGATAATGGTAGTCCTTTTGCTGGCGGATATTCACAAGCAACAACTAGTTTTAGGTTATTAGTTCCATTTCAGACAACAATGCGGACAAGTCCATCAGCATTAGAGCAAACAGGAACCGCTGGTAATTATCAAGTGTTTGTTGCTGGAAATACGGTCTGTAATAGTGTTCCTACATTTATTAACGCAACCGCTTTTGCGTCCCAAGTTGCTTTTCCTGTTGCTTCGGGGCTAACGGTTGGTAACGGAGGTCAAGGAAGGTCTGCCGCTACGGGAGCGTTTCTTGGCTTTTCCGCAGAACTGTGAGGTAAAAGATGATTTTCAAAACGCTTCCTATCGTTGAGGGTGAACCACAAATCTACGCTCGGATTGACGATGACGGACTATGCCGACTGACTTGCACTGAAGATCATCCACCATTCCAAGAGTGGCTTGCAGAAGGCAACACACCAGAACCAGCAGATGAGGTGCAACCATGATCAAATACACTTGGAAGATTTTGGACATTGGTGCGACCGATGGGGTCATCAAGTCGGCAAAATACTTCTGCGCAATTGAGGAAGACGGCCAACGGGTCGAGACCGAAGGAAACTGGAAGTTCCGCGACCCCGAGGGAGAAGTCACCCCCTATCTCGAAGTCACCGAGCAGATGGTCATTGATTGGATCAATCAAGAGGCTATCCGCGATGGTAAAAATCTAATAACATCTAGGCTAGAGGAGCAACTAGCGGCCTTGCAAGACCAAATTCCGGTGGTTGCGCCGTGGTTGCCCCAGGTCTATACCCCGAAAATATAGGTGAACCATGACCCAGCCCATTGACATCATCTCCCGCGCTCTCAAAGACATCGGGGCTCTTGAGGCTGGCGAGACCCCCGCCCCTGCGGATGCGCAAGACGCATTCGATATGCTCAACGATATGCTCGACCAATGGTCAAACGAGCAGATGATGGTCTTCTACAAGACCGAGATCATCTTTACCCTGACCCAAGGACAAACCCAATACACCATCGGCCCTGGGGGCCAAATCGGCGGAACGCTGACCGGCTCCATTTCGGGGACGACCCTTACGGTCACCGATGTCTCTGACGGCGCAATCGCTCTCGGAATGACCCTCGCTGGCTCCGGTATCGCTGCGGGGACCAAGATTGTGCGGTTCGGCTCGGGTGCTGGTGGGAATGTGAACTCAGACGGAACCTACACCGTCAACATCTCCCAGACCGCCGCCTCGACCACCATCTCTGCGTTCTACGAGCGCCCCCTCTCAATCAACTCCGCTTTTGTGCGGGTCAATACTAACGAGAACGGGCAACCCATCCTAAACGGCGGTCTGGACTACCCGATCACGATTCTCAACCTTGAGAACTACGAACTCATCGGATTGAAGACCCTGAACGGCCCGTGGCCCCGTGCGCTTTACTACCAACCAAGCGAGACTTTGGGAACGATTACGGTCTGGCCAAACCCCTCGCAAGGCGAGATGCATATCTTTGCGGACACCCTTTTCCAGCGGTTTGGCTCGATCAATGACGAAATCATCATCCCCCAAGGCTATTTCATGGCCCTGCGCTGGTGTCTTGCCGAGCGGCTCATGCCCATGTATGGAAAGGCGAGCCCGACCCAAATTCAGATGATCAACGGGTTTGCTGGCCATGCGAAGGCAACGATCAAGCGCACCAATATGCGCCCCGTTCAGGTCGCAAGGTTCGAGGACACGCTGATTGTGGGCAAGAGAGCAGATGCGGGCTGGATTTTGACCGGAGGCTTTTAATGCCGGATTTCGGCTTTGTCGGCGCGGCTTACGAAGCGCCCTCTATTTACCAAGATGCGCAAGAGTGCATCAATTTCTATCCTGAGATTGATCCGACCAAAGCGCAGGGTGAGAGGGGCATCATTGCGCTTTATCCGACCCCAGGCTTAGAGACCGTTGCGATCCTTCCCAATCAGGAAGAAGTGCGTGGAATCCGCACCCTTTCTGGTGGCCAGCAAGTGGTCACCGTCTGCGGGGATTTTGTCTATGTGATGGAATCAGACTATGCACCCAAGTGCATCGGGCAAATGAACACCTCGACCGGACTAATCGGGATTGTGGACAACGGGGTCAATGTCTACATTGTGGACGATGCCTATCGATACACTTGGCTAATTTCCAGCCCCTCATCGGCCATTTTTACTGGCTCAATCAGCACCACCACCCTGACCGTGACCTCAGTCCTATCTGGGACGATTGCGGTCGGGCAGGCTATTTTTGGGCAGGGAGTGACCGCAAACACCGTAATCACCGCCCTTGGAACGGGAACCGGCGGAGCGGGAACCTATACGGTCAGCGCCTCGCAGACAGTCACCTCGACCACGATTAACTCGGTCGCGGCCCCTGCGGTGTTTACTGCATCAATTTCTGGCACGACCATGACGGTTTCTGCGGTCTCTAGCGGAACCTTGGCGGTTGGGCAGACCCTAGAGGGTGCGAATGTCACCGATGGGACAATCATTGTTGAGCAACTGACCGGAACGGCTGGCTCGACCGGAACCTACAAGGTCAGCGCCTCCCAGACGGCGGCAAGCGCCACGGTCTACTCAATCAACTGGACGGTTCTGCCTGCCAATGACGGTCCCTTCGAGGGCGGCGGCACGGTGGACATTACCGACAACTATTTCCTTTACAACAAACCCAACTCGCAACTTTGGGCTGCCTCTGACCTACTCTCCCCGATTACCGACCCCCTATCTTTTGCATCAAAAGATGGATCACCAGATGATCTAGTGGCGGTCATTGTTGACCGGCGGGAGGTCTATCTTCTTGGGGAGATGTCATCCGAGGTCTGGATTGACTCCGGTGGCGTTCCGTTTCCCTTTACCCGCATCCCAGGCACCTCGACTCAGCAGGGAATCGCCGCAAAGTGGTCCTGCGCTCGAATGGGGAACTCCTTTGCTTATGTCTCCAAGAACAACCGTGGCGAGGCCATGATTGTGCGCATGAATGGATATTTTCCCGAGAGAATCTCCACCCATGCGGTCGAAACGACCTTGGTCAACCAGAATGTCTCTGACGCTCTTGCGTGGACCTACCAACTCGAAGGGCATGAGGTCTATGTGGTGACCTTCCCCTCGATTGGAGAAAACGGTCTGACTTGGGCCTATGACAACACCACCGGCCTATGGCATAAGTGGCTCTATCGGAACACCCTCAACCAGTTTGAGCGGCATCGGGGGAACTGTTGCGCATTCTTCAACCAGCAAGTCTTGGTTGGGGATTACGAAAACGGCAAGATTTACCAACTGGGGCGCAACTTTTATACCGATGACGGCGCCCCCATCCGCAGGATTAGGCGGGCTCCGCATATCACTTCGGACCTTCAGCGGCAGTATTTCCATGAACTTCAAATCCAGTTCCAGCCTGGGGTTGGACTATCCTCGGGGCAGGGCGAAGACCCCCAAGCAATGCTCCGCTGGTCGAATGACGGCGGCTCGACTTGGTCTAATGAATACTGGACCAGTATCGGAAAGCAGGGCAAGTATCAGAACCGCGCCATCTGGCGGCGGTTGGGTTGGTCGCGGGACAAGGTTTTCGAGGTATCAATTTCTGATCCTGTGAAGGCGGTGATTGTCTCTGCGAACCTCAAAGCCGAGGCGGGAGAGAACTAATGGCTACCCCTCAGAACCAGCGGATACCGACCGCCCCAATGATTGATCAGACCCAAAGGCCAACGCGGGCATGGCAACTGTTCTTTTTGAACCTCCTGAACTTCTCCAGCGCCACCACCGCGACCGCTGGCTCCGCGACTCTGCCTGCGGCCCCTGCGGGGTTTATCGAGGTGACTGTTAACGGCGAATCTAAGAAAGTGCCTTACTACAACCCATGAACCTATCTGACACCCAGCACCTGATAACCGTGCGAAAGGCCACCGAGGCCGATGTGCCGGTTTATTTGCAACTGAGCGCAGACTTTCATAAAGCCTCGCCCATGCAAAAGGTCTGCGAGTTTGAGCCCAAAGGGTTTGAAATCTTCTTGCGTGGTGCGATGCAAAACCCCGATATGTGCGCCCTGCTTGCCGAGGTTAACGGGGAGATTGTCGGGATAACTGGTGGCCTTGCATATCCCCTATATTTCTCGCCCTCGCATAAGGTCGCCCAAGAACTTTGGTGGTGGCTAACCCCCGCGGCAAGAGGCTCGGGGGCTGGGAATAAGATGTTCAAACACTTACAATTATGGGCAAAGGAACGCGGTGCAAAGACCATGTTTATGATTGCCCTAGAAGATGAGCGGGCAGACAAGATGGAAAAAGTCTATTTCCGCGCCGGATTTGAGCCGATGGAGCGGACATTTATGAAGGGAATCGAATAATGGCTATTGCAACCGGAACCGCTTTAGCACTAAGCGCAGGCGCTGGCCTTGTTGGCGCTGGGATGCAGGCAAAAGCAGCAAAAGATGCGGCGCGAACTCAGGCGGCAGCGGCTGACCGAGCGATGGCGCAAGAGCGGGAGATGTATGACATTGCCCGTGGAGACCTTGCCCCTTATCGAGAGACTGGTTACACGGCTCTGCGAGACATCGGAGCAATGCGGCCATATTTAACTGGTCAGTTTGGCGAAGAACAACTCGCCCAATATCTCGACCCAAGCATGGCATTTAGGATGAAGTATGGAACGCAAGCAACAGAGAGAGCCCGAAATGTTGGCGGCGGTTTGTTAAGTGGAAACACCTTGCGGTCATTGACAGAATTTGGTCAAGACCTTGCCTCGACCGAATACGCCAACGCTTTCAACCGAGCGCAACAAGAACGAACCAACATTTACAACATTCTTGGAAACATTGCTGGAATGGGTCAAAACGCAACCAACACCGGCGTTCAATCAGCGCAAAACCTTGCGGCGCAACAGACTGGTCTGCTTACAGGACAGGCTGCGGCTCAAGCGGCAGGACAGGTTGGTGCGGCAAATGCGTACGGCGGAGCCTTTGGAAACATCGGCAACATGGCATTTTTGTCATCTTTAATGAAGCCGCAACCGGTGGCACAAGTAGCGACCCCAGCGGCGGCAATGTCCACCCCTCTGATGATGAATGTTGGTTAAGGACTAATCATGGCCAAGAACATCAACATTGACCCGTCAATCTCTTTGGGGGTTAAAACCACCCCAACAATGAGCCTGCCGGAAATGCTTAACTTTGCCCGTGGAATGCAAGCCTACCAGCAGGCCGAGCAAGTATTCCCCGAGCAAGCAGAGCAAGCGCGGATTGCAACTCAAACCGCAAAAACTGGCCAAGAGCAGGCTTTGTTTAACTTGTCAAAAGACCAAAATGCTCAACTGATGACCATCATCGGAGGGTATCGAAACGACCCCCGTATCTCATCTGGCAACTCTGATGCGGCGCTTTCTGCGCTTGATGAAATCAAAGCAAAGGCGGCTAATCTTGGCATCCCCCGCTCCACGGTAGAGCGGATGGCCGCAACGGCAACGGGAATCGCCATGCAGAACCCCAAGGCGATGGCCCAATACTTTGATAATGTCATCCAGTCAGCGGCTGGACCAGCCTCACAACTTGGCCTCCAAACCCCAGAACTGACCACACAGGCAGGCGCTCCTGCGGCATTTAGACGCGGCTCTGGAACGCTAACGCCTGTGCCAATTCAAGGCGCACCGCAGGCCGCTCCTCAAGCCGCCCCTGCGGGTCAACCTCAAGCCGCGCCTCGGGGTGTTACTTCTCCGGATATGACCGCACCAATCCGGCAACAAGCCGCACCGCAAGGCGCAGGTTTCCCCATTCGATTCCCCGTCCGACCGGCTGGCGACATTCGTCCGATGGCTCCAGGCGAGGAAAGCGCAAGAACATCGGGGGAAAAAACTCGCACGACCTTGTTGGAAGCGCAGGCAGAAGTGCCTCGCGGAAATAGAAGCGTTGGGGAAATCATCCGAATTGCAGATGACCTTGCCAAAGATGTGCGGTTCCAAACGGGAAGGGCCGCTGACATTGAGCGCGCACTACGGCAAAATCTTGGCGATGCCCGATACAAAGAACTAGCCAAAGACATTGCCCAAGTTCAGATGGCAATCAATAAGGCAAACAACGCCGCCACCGACCAGCAGACCGCCCAAGTAGCCGCTGGAACCGGTGACGCAACTTATCCGCCCGATGTGCTAATCAAGATTGCCCGCAGGCTCCGTGGCGAATTAACAGAGGTTGATGCCCGCACCCGTGGCGCTCAAGAGTTTGCGCGGCGGTTTGGCGATGCCAACCTTGCGGACTTCCAGCAGGCATGGTCGCAAAACTCTGACCTTAGAAATTTTGAGGTGATGGCTATCTTGCGCGATGTGCGCGATCCAGCGGCTCAAAAGGCGGCGCTTGATAAGATTCTGCCCAACAATCAAGAAGAACTGCGCGAACTTCAGCGGAAATATCAGGCGATTGAAAAACTTACCCGCACAGGAACCCTCCGATAATGGATCAATTCCGGCATGAGAATCTAACGCCCGACATGGTCAACAAGGCCACTCGGGCGATGATGGACATGGGGATCAACCCTCGGGACATTTTGACCAATCCCGAGACCTTTAACGCCTATCCAATTGAGGTGCGCAGCAAGTTTTTTGAGCGCGTTGGTGGGTCTCCTGTCATTCAGGTTTCCGGCGTTGGTGGCCCTCCTGATCCGGTCATGGACATTTTTGATGACCGCATTAGAAACGCTCCAAAGACTCCGTCTGCCCCGACAGATGTCAATCAAATTTTCTCCTCTCGCATTCAAGAACTCGACACGCGGCAAAAACAACAGGCGCAGGCAGCAGAAGCCTCCCGTCAAGCCGAAGTGCCAACCATGGGGCCGATGGGATTGGTGCGTGATCAGCCTGCCCCCCGCAAGTCTCGGTCGATAAAAGATTACCTAGTCGGTGCTGGCGAGGCCGCATTGACCACCGCCACGGGCGCAATTGCGGCTCCGATTGCGGCATACGAAGAACTGGCGGCTCGGGCTCTCGGCTCAAAGCAACCAAAAGAAAAAGTCTTCAAAGAGCGCATGGAGTCCATGACCTTTGCGCCGCGCACCGAAGTCGGCCAAGAGGCGGTTGCCGGTCTTGGTCAGATATTTGGGGCATTGCCCGCCGCTCCAGCGCCTGAATTGGTGGCTCTTGGGCGGGTCAGAACCGCCCCGATTGTTTCTCCGAGGGCGCTCCCAGGCTATGTCGCTCAGACCGGACAAGAGGTTGCCGCGGCCACCAAGGCAATTCCTGGCGATGTAAAAGCCGCCACCGCTCCTGCCCTCGAAGGCATTGGGATGCGAAGTGTTGGCGCGGCTGGCCGTGCTGACCAGACTAGATTCGAGGCCGCGGTTAATGCGCTTCCAGAAGCCTATCGGGCGCAGGCTCGAGAACTTGGCTGGAAGAAGGGCAATCCTGCGGTCATCGAGGCCCATGCCGAGGCTCTAAATCTTCCCGTTCCGGTGCAACTAACTGCTGGACAGGCTACCGGCGACATCATTGCGCTCAGTCGGGAATACAACCAGCGGGGCAAGAATCCTGAACTGGCATACCGGTTCAACGAGCAGAACAGGGCATTGGTGGAAAACCTTGATGCTCTGCGAGATATGGCCGCGCCGGATGTGTTTGACACCCGTCCGGTGGCCATTGGCAACACGCTCAAGAACGCCTATCAGCAACTAGACAACCAGTTAACCGCAGACATTGATGCCAAATATACGGCCCTGCGGGATGCGGCTGGCGGACAGTTTCCGGTCGATGTAAAGGCGCTTTATGGCAACTCAGAAAAGGCTCTTAAAAAGAACCTTCTGTTTAGGCTTGCCGAGAAAGACTTGCCCGAGTTTAGAGAACTAAAAGACTTGGCTGAGTCTGGCGCAATGGACTTTGAGACTTATCAGAACTTGCGCCGCAACCTTGGGACAACCGCCAGAACTTCAAGCGATGGCAATGTCCGCATGGCCGCATCGTTGCTAATTGATGAACTTGAGAAACTTCCGTTGAGCAAACAAGCGGCGGGGCTCAAGTCATTGGCAGACGAGGCGAGGTCTGCGGCTCGGAACCGGTTTGAGCGGATTAAAGCCGACCCCGCGTATAAAGCCGCTATTGACAACAAGGTCGCTGACGAGCGGTTTGCGGACACTTTCTTGTTTGGCGCACGGGGAACTCAGGCGCAACTCAAGCAGATGATCCAGAACCTTGGCGAAGATCAAAAACAGGTCTTGGCCGCGGCGGTGGTGCAACGCATCCGCGACAAGGCGGTGAACGCAAATGGCGACTTCAGTCCTGCGGCCTATGCCAAAGAGTTTAAGGCGATGGAACCGAAACTCTTGGACATCTTCCCAGGCGAGACCGTTCAAACCATGCGGGTCTTGGGCGATGTGGCCAAGCGGGTTAAATCATCTCCGAGCGGTTCGTTCTTCAATAGAAGCGGAACCCTTGTCGGCGCATTGGCAGAGCAGGCCGCAGGCGCTGCGGAGCAGGGCATCAATCTGACCGTAATGAGCAAGACTGGAATCCCTGTGCCGGTTGCTACACTTGGGCGCGAAAAATTGTCTGCAAGAAAAGCGGCCAAAGAAACGGAAAAAACGCTGGAACCGTTGGCGGGGGCAAAAACTAAACTCAAAGACATCGGTAAGGACTAATCATGGCAGTCAATCTTTCACCAGTAGGCAACGGATTCCAATTTTTCAGCAATGATGGGTTGCCCCTCAATGCGGGAAGAATCTATACCTACCAAGCAGGATCAACGACACCGTTTCCAACCTACACGGATGTCAATGGGCTTATTGCGAACACCAACCCGATCATCTTGGGAACGGACGGCAGACCCCCTTCGACCATCTGGCTTGACGAGGGCTACTTCTACAAGTTTGTTCTCAAGGATTCGGATGATGTAACTATCCAAACCTATGACAACCTCTATGGAATTATTGGGGTTGCGCCATCTCCACCGACACCCACTCCCGCAGGCGTAATTGTTCTTTGGTCCGGCTCTATCGGCTCAATCCCTGCGGGCTGGGTGTTGTGTAACGGTAACAACGGAACGCCTGACCTCAGAGACCGGTTTATTGTGGGTGCTGGTTCGACCTATGCGGTCAATGGCACAGGCGGCTCTGCAAATGCGATTGTGGTATCGCATACGCACACGGCCTCATCGTCTTCGGTGGTGACAGACCCAGGTCATACGCATGATTTTCAGACTGGAACAGAAACAGGCGGAACTGGAATTGCGCACCGCGCATCTTCATTTACTGCAAATGACACAACTATTTCTAATACAACCGGCATCACGGTAGCGACAACCACGACCGTGGATTCCGCGGGAAACTCTGGAACCAATGCGAACCTTCCTCCCTACTATGCGCTTGCATACATTATGAAGACCTAACATGGATTGGCAGATAGTCATCAATCTAGCGTTGGGCGTGATCATTGGGTTTATTGGTTGGTTCGCAAGAGAAATCTGGGACTCAGTCAAAGAACTCCGCAGAGACCTCTACCGCATCGAAACGAACTTGCCGCAAATCTATGTGCGCAAAGATGAACTTAAAGAGGTCCGCCAAGAGATCAATGCCCGATTCGACAAATTGGAGTCTATGATGTCGCAATTCTTTGACCGCCTAAACGATAAGGCAGACAAGTGAGGCCATCATCGATCCAATCACCCTACTAGCGACTGCCTCGGCCATCTGGTCGGGCATCAAAAAAGCCTCTGAGTTTGCGCAGGAAGCCGAGGGGGTCTTTAGCCAACTCTCCAA